TACCTCTTGGAGTAATAACACCTTCAGACTGTAAACGAAGATTACATTCACCATCAGGTGTAGTTACACCATGTTGATAAATAAACCAGTTGTCTTTAAATTCTACTTCAATAGTAGCATAATCTTTACCTGGAGTGCTTGTAGTAGAAACCAATCTAACTACTTGTGAAATATGACGTCTACGAGTTGCAACAGCCCATTTATACTGTGAGTCACCACCGTTAATAGGTTTTTTAGTAGTTGTTGCATTAAGACCTTCAGTAAGGGTAAGTAATGGAAACATATCAGAATCTTTACCCCACATGTATGTAAGGTTCTTATTCAACTGTACAGCATCCATTAGACCAAAATTCAAAAGCATATTCGCAGAAGTATGCGTATCTTTTGAATAGACTACAGTTCCAATTTCTCTCATTTGATAATAATTTAATGTAAGTGTTTATTTAATAGGAATTATAACTTTTTTAGAACCGCTCTCAGAAGATTTACTTGAAGATTTCTCTCCAATCTTAATTCTACGAACATTATCAGCTTTATCCTTCAGCTTAGAGATAGTTATTAATGATGATAAATCTCCGCCAAGTAGATTACGAATATAAGTAGAAACTATTTCTTTCTTATCTGATACTCGTTTAAATTCATCTAGTTGTGCTTGAGTATAATATTCACCATTGATTTCTTTAACAGGATTATTAATATAATCAAATATTTGGCGTCTAGTATATGTTTTAGAAGTTCCTTTATCATCTTTGATTGTTATTCCGTCAATAGGAATTTTAAGATCTCCTATTTCACCTTTAGCTACAACCATATCATAAATAGAACCTGCTACATTTAATACTACTTCTTTGCCTTGTTCATTATATGCAACTCCAAAATACTGATTTTCTTGATCAATCTCAGCATTTCTTATAGCATTTATTCTATCATCTGCTGCTTTACTATCAGCAAGTTGTAAAGTTTCTAAATACTTTTTAGAATCTTCTGCATCAGATAGAAGAGTATTATCAGATTTAGAAAGATCAGCTAATCTCTTAGCACGATCAGCAGTATTACCTTTCTTAAGTTCAGCTTTATAAATAATATCATAAAGTTGTTCTGCATTATTAGCATCTAGAGTTATTTTAGAATAATCCACATGTGAAGCAAAACCATCTAAAGTACCATAAATCCTTTTATAATCTGCCATAGCAGCAAACTCAGGATTGGCCTCTAGATATTTTTGTAATACTATTTGTTGAGCTTCTTGATAACCTAATTTACGAATATCTGATTCACGTTGAGCAAGACTTTCAGGATCACTAGTATATACTTTAGGTTTACCTGTTTCATCAAGTACTTGAATACCACTAAGTGTAGATATTTTAGTAACTAAATCTACTTCAGGTTCTTCAAACTCTTTCAGTTGAGCAGCAGTATAAAGAATTGTACCATCTTCTTTAAGAACGTCACCTTGTTCATTAAGAGTATGAGTAACTTCTTTACCATCTATTTCAAGAATAATAGTGTTCTTACTAGTATCTTTATTAGCAGTTTCTAGAGCTAATCTTTCAGCTTCTAAACGTTCTGCTTCTAGTCTAGCTGTTTCAGCTTCTGCAAGATCTGAAAGTCTTTTTGCTTCAATTTGTTCAGGAGTAAGAGTAATTTCTACATTACCATCTTCTCCAACTGGAATAACAACTTTTGCCATTTTATTAAATTTAATTTACGTTAATATTTCGTTTATTTAAATCACTAGATATATCTTCATATTATACAGGTGATCTTATAGGATGATCCATAACTTACTTTTTAGATTGTTTAGCTTTAGCAGCTTGTCTATCTTTAACTATTTGATGACCTTGTTTAAGTTCAGCAAGAGCTTGTTTACGTTCATTAAGTACTTGAATAGCTCTAGCTTTTTGTGTATCGACTTGATCAATACCAGATATATTTTGAGCTTCTTGTTGATCTACATAACCATTACCATTTGTATCAACTTGAAGTTTAGCTTCATTAATACTAATATCTGTTTCAGATCTAAGTATTTCAATATCATAATCAGCTTCAATTTGATTATCTTGAATAGTAATCTCATGATCTCTCTGAGCTTTATTATCTTCTGCTTCAACTTGTTTTATCTGTAACATTGCACGTTCTTTAGCATCAGACATTTGTAATTCAAAATCTCTTTTTGCTTGAGCAGCTTTCTTAATAACTTCTTTAAGTTTTCCTATATTCTTATTTGTAACAGCTTCAGCAGCTACTTCATATTGATCATTCTGTCCCATACTAAATGCTATATCTTGTAGAGCTTTAGCCTGAGCATTAAGTTCAGATGAATTAGATACAAACAAACCTACATTAGCTCCAAGATGAGCAAGACCATCAACTTCTACATATACTACTTCACCTGTATTAGGATCAACATAAGAACCTTGTTTACCATCAACCCAAGCAGCTCTAGAATAATCTAGATTGGCCATATAATCTTTCTCTCTAAATGTATTAAACATTTCAAGACTCCATACAGTTCCTGTTATAGCTTGATTATAATCATATTCGCTAGTAGCTTTACCTTTGTATTGACCATTTTGTCCAAGTCTTGCACCATTCATATTTGCAAGTTCAAAGGCATCTTGTTTAATAGATTGTTTTACTTGATTAAGTACAGTAATATAATTAACAACAGAAGTCATAGCTACTTCTTTAAACATTTGCCAAGCATTAGGATTAGCTTGCATATTTAAATCATTAAATGGGAATAGAGAATCAACATCAGCTTGTTGAACTCTTTCCTCAACTTTCATTGTCTTACTATCAGCAAGAATAGATTCAGGTAATAGTAACCATGATTTAAACTTATTTAACCAACGTTCTTCAAGTAGTGTATAAATTTGATAAAGAATAAGATTAGGTTTAATTCTAAATGCTATAGGTTTCTTAGCATTATTTTTATGAATATAAGAACATCCATTATAAGGAGCTTTACATACACTTATATTTGTAACAAGTTCTCTTTGAAGATCTATAAGTTTTGGAGCAGTATATATTCTATGACTATCTAGACCAAATACATAACCTTCCATAATTTGATCTATCCATTTCCATTCAATAGATATATCACCATTAGCAGTATCTAATTCATATGTATCATCAACTTCCATTTCAGAAGGAACTCCTTGATTAGTCATATATTTAAGAATACCTACTTTAGTTTCTGTCTTAAAGAAATAATGATCAAATGTAGTTTGAAGTCCTCTCTTTGTAAACTTAATAGGAGTTCTAGGAGAATCTTTACCTTGAAATTGATCTCTATAATCCATAAATATTGTAGGTGAAATAAGTCCAACACCATTAGTAGAATCTTTACATATTCTATCTAGAAGTGCTTTTTGCTTTTCATCTATAATATTCATTTTAAAATATAACTTATCAATTATCTCTTGAAGAGTTAATGTAGATCTTCTAAGACCATAGTTATCATCTTCTACAAAATAGTTTCCACTATCTACTCTATAATATTCTAAGTTATCTACAATTTCAAGTTCAACATCATTACCAACTAATCTTCTATAAGTATATACTTCTTCACAAGCCCACCAATTAAAATAAGCATCTATATACTTACGTTTAGCTTCAACTTCAGCATTTAATAGTTCAAGTGCTCTTTGTTCTTTAGCAACATTTTCATCTTCCCAAGTATCAAGTTCTTTCTGAATAAATTCTTTAATATTAATATTAGATTGTTTATCAGGAGAAGTTAGAAGTTGCTTTAACTTAGCCATCATCTTTTCTACAACTTTTTCTCCAAGTTGATTGTTACGTTTAAATATAACATCAGGATCTAAAGAATACACTTGATAATTGTGATATGAATTTATAAACTCTCCCATATACTTCTCTTTAATAGGAGTAAGTATATCTACATCTCTTAACTTACCAAGACGTTCAGCTTCTAATTCTCTTTCAACATCAGTAGCTTCTCCAGCATTCATGTAAGTTTTCATTACATAAGCATAATCACTTTTATCCATAATGCCATTAGCAGCATTCATGAATGAGATTGTTTTAGATTTATCTGCTGAACTAACTGCAAGATCTATTACAAAGTTAGCCATTGGAATATACCAATTTTTATCTGTAGTTTTCTTAGCAGTACTAACACGTTGGTCAGGCATTATAGAACTTACATTAGCCATAGTTATCTTCGTTTAAGTCTCTCTCTAAGAGATTTTGTATTATTATCTTTACTTTCAACTTCTTCTTTACCAAGTATAAAATCTTTTTTAAATTCAAACATTGCTACAATAGCACTAGACACACGATCAAAGTTACCCTCAAGATTATACCTTTGCAATTCTAAACAAAAAGCAAGAGAATTCACTTGATTAATTCTATATATAGGAGTATTGTATTCAGTTTTACCAACTACTGTATATATAAAATCTCTAAGTTCTCTAAGACCTTCTATCTTAGTTTCAGCATCCCCTACTACAACTCCATAACCAACACTCATCTTATTCTTAATACTACGATCTGTAAATGATGTAGGATCAATCATAAGTTTATCTTGATAACCCCATACTTTAAAGTTAGATATAATTTCACCAGTACCTGCTTCAGGAAGAACACCACAGTTATAACGTAGTGCCATATGTAAAGCTATTTGGTCATTCTGAGCCATTGTATCTAAACGACCACAATATTCTGCAACTAATCTTCTACCCATATAAGGAGTATGACTATTAGTTCGCATCCAACATTGAATAGAATATAAAGAGTTTTTAATATCAACTTGATCTTTATCTTTATCTATTCTATAAGTATCAACTGTTATAAAATATAAATCCTTAGGGATAACTCCATCTATATGATATGGTGTATAGTGTTCTCTAACAATTCCATGAATATCTGTGTTAGCATTATGAGGTACATCTTCAATATAAGGATGCCATTTATCTTGACCAAATAGTTTACGAGTTATACAAGAAGTCTTATCTAGAAACTTAACTCCTGTTCCATCTGGTACATACCAACCATCAGTATAGAATTTATAAACAGGATCATCCATTAATGATTGAATATGATCATTAAGAATAGGAGAAGTAAATAGATTATCCTTAGTATCAATAAATGCTTCAGAAGGACTATTAGCACGTTGAGCACAATATATCACATAATCTTTAGGAGCTAGGTTTGCCTTTTGATCTATTTTATCCTTCTTATCCCATAACCAAGCATCAAACAGTAAACTATTACCATCATATATATAAGGCTCACAACACCAAATTTGAGGTATAAAAAAGCCACATGTTTTATGTCTTGCATTATAATTCCATACATTCTCAAAAGATACCATGTTATTACCTTCTGTATTATAAAATATAGAACTAAATGCAGTCCAGTTAGCATTCTTAGTACCAGCTGTACCATATATTCTACCTGTACCAATTTTAATAGCACCTGACTCTATATTAGATAATGTAACACCCCAAGCATTCTTAAGATTAGGAGATTTACCAGCTTCTTCAAAATCAATATCTATTGCTTTCTTACCAATAGCAGCAGACTCATTTCTACCTATTGCTACAGAAAGTATCTTAGATCTAAAACCATATTTCTTATTACCTTCTCTTTTACGTTTATAACCTAATTCAAGATTATCTAGAGATTCAGATAGAAAACCACGTTTCCAATATGTATTAGATTCATACCAATCTAAATTCTTTTTAGCCATATCAGCAGTAGCTTCAGCATCTGTAAGATATGATAATATATCAGCTGCAAGTACAACTGTAACAGCAGGATTAAGATTAACTCTATTAGCACTTTGATTACCTCTCTTATAACTAATTCCTTTACGACGTGCTTTAGCTAAACATGAGTTCTTCTTATTTCTAATTATAAACTCATCCATCTTAAAATACCAATAATCTGCATCCCAAAATCTAGGAAAACCAGGAACAGTATTTGTAGCTATCTGACCTTTTAAATCTAATTCAATTCTCTCTTGAGGAGAAGGAGTTCTTTCTATACGACCGTAATTAATATAGTTATAATGATCTCCAGTTATTCTTATATAATGTCTTAATTGATTTCTCTTAACTTCAGAGGTATTGGGATTGAAATATTCTTCTACATCAGTATGATATACTTTACATCTAGCTTGTATTCCTTTACGACGTCTACGTGTTTCTCTTTGCCAAAATTCATTGTATCCTGTAGTACCATCTTCATAAGGACAATACTTATCATTCTTAGTATAATAGTCAGATACTTGTGTAAATACAGAAGTATTCACAAACATGAAATTCATATTCATTAGTAAACCACCAGATTTACCAACTAGAAAATCATTATCAGGATCAATATAATTTATACCTAACTTTGGATTAAGTACATCTTTAGCAAATGGATATTTAGATTTATCTTCTAAAATATAATCTATGAAATTATTACTATAATCAGTAGGTAAAGCATCTGGTGTAGATGGAATACCA